TGCCTATATGATTGAAGAAGGCAAGATGTACCTGGACGGCGACGGCAAGATACCCGAGGCATCTTTCTATTGGTTTGAAGACGACGTGCTTTGTAAGTGCAGACCAGACATCATTTGCAAACCGCAAGGACCACATCAAGATTACGAGATAGTCGTGGTTGATTACAAAACCACTTATTCTTGCAGTCCTGAGTCGTTCAAAGAGTCCGTATTGAAATACGGATACGCAGAACAAGCCGCCTGGTACAGAAGGGGTATGGAAGCTGCGGGATACAAAGTCAAAGAGTTTGTCTTTGTCGCGCAAGAAAAGAAACAACCCTACGCCAGTAAAGTTTTCAAGATAACCAACGAACAAATGGACGTAGCTTGGCTGACTATGGAAAAGCATCTACACGCTTACATGCGACATCTGAAGGGCGAAAGACCAACTGTATATAACAGTCCTAATGTAGTAACTTTGGATCTAAATGATGAAGTATGAAGAAATAGAAAGGCAAGTCTCTCTGAGGTTTGCAGAGATAGAAAAAATTACAAAAGAAAGGTTAAAAAAAGAAAACATTCTACGCAAACAAATAGATAAAAAACTTAAAATGTTGATGAATGGAGGATTTAGTAAAGATGAATCTTATAAAATGTTGTCGGCAAAAGTTTGTGATTTTAGAACTTTGAAACGCTGGCATACTGGTACAACCTTGCGTTCTAATAGTGTTAATAAATTATTTACTTTAATAGAAGATGGCCAAAATTAATTCCAGAAACAAAGGCGCTCAGTTTGAGAGGGACGTTGTACGTATACTCAATAACTTCTTTGTAGAAGAAGGTATAGACTTTCAAACTAAGCGCAACCTGGATCAATATCAACAACGAGATCTTTGCGATCTGCAAATACCCAACCACGCGATAGAGTGTAAGTTCTACAAAGAAGGCGATTGGGTAAAGCCTGAATGGTGGAGACAAGTATGTGCGAGTTGCGACGACAACATCCCCGTACTTATCTACAAATACAACCGCAAACCGATACGAGTTTGTGTACCTCTGTACGCGATCAATCCTGATTGGGTACGCGACAACCAAGCTGTAGCCGTTATGACTATGGACGATTGGTTATCTATCTTAAAAACTAATTGGGATTTATACGGAAAGTGCTAGGTTGAGCGTGGCTCTAACGACTCCTAGCGTAGCCGAACGATTACAATGAGGGTTTGCTTGGGGTAGCCGCCTCACCTGGAGAAGCATCGTTTGATTCATCTATACTAGGTGGAAGATCAACAGCCTTTGGTGCTGACTCAGTTTGTACTGGTAAAAACGATTTGATTTCGTTACTTGGACCATACTCGTCGTCTTCGTCGCCTTGTACGACAACTCTAGCTACAAAGGTTTTCCCTTGAAACTCCCAAGCTGTTTTAGGCACTTCTCTGAACCCAACAGCTCTAGCTAACCTTGAGAAGTCATTATTAGCGTAGCCTCTAATTTCTTCTTGTTTGGTCTTATCATCATTTTGATACCAAAGGTTAAAGTTTTTTCTAAGCCTCCAACCCGCGTAATTATCGCCAGTTACTTCAGCCTCCATTTTTAAGTAATCGTTTCCGCTTTGCGAAGTCGTTCTCTCACATACGTTAATGATTACTGGGTAGTCACCCTCGGGAATAAAGGAACTACGTTCCTCTTCTTCCATGCTTATATTAAGCCCTTCAAAGTCACTCATTCTGCACCTCCTGCAAATCCGAGTTTGTTTATTACACTAGCCAGATCAGGTGTTTCAAACCCGTCTAACTTACCTGAACGATCCTTGGCAATATAGTTCTGACCAATTCTCGTTTGCAACCATCTTGAGGTGACGGTCTTACCTTCTTCATTTTCGTCGTCAAACGTACGAAGAACCAACACTTCATCAAAGAAGTAAGGTATCTGCGTAGGGAGTTTGGCGCCAACCATCATCGGTTGGTAATGATAAGCACCTGTCTGCTCGTCACGTTCTCTGCTTTGTTTAGCAATGAATATAACGTGGACAGGCAAATCCCTGAACCTACGCATCGTTTTAATCATCACTTCGATGACCTCTCCGTACGCACGTCTAGGATCTTTGCTTTTGGCCTTTTCTTGCGAAAGCAAGATTTCAGCCATTTCCGTAACACTATCAAGACAAACGGTGTCGTATTGAAGTGTTCCGTTCTCAAGGAGTTGAGCTATCTCTTCTATTTCAGAAGCTTCCTTAACCTCGATTGCATCGAGATCAGGGGCATCTTTAATAGAGAGAAGACCACTTTCCATACTAACAACCAATGTTTTACCAGGGGCTGTTTGACAGAGAGTAGTTTTACCCGCACCACTTTCGCCATATACTAAAAGTTTGGCGCCTTGCGACTCAACTAAATCGCTAGGTGACTTGATGCGTTCCTGAATATTAATGTTCATATTTTTTCTCCAGTTGTTAATGTAAATGTTTTCAGTTACAATCACACGAAAACATAATTAGACACATAGTATACATGAACAAAGCAAAAATCAATAAGAATCAATGGAAGATTAATTACTTCCATAGGCAACAACAATTGGTAGACAGAGAACTGATGGATTTATACAGTCAGGGACTGGAACCAGCATATAAGGAGCGTGAAGTGGAACGAGTTACTTTAAGTAAATATATAGAGTTTGTAGGAATCGAAGCTGCTGCAAAGTTATTCGATTGTTCTACACATACAGTCAAGGCTTGGAGGTATGGCAACAGACAGCCATCAACGGATCAAGCCAAAAAGATTATTGTAGCAACTGAAGGCAAACTAGACTTCTTTTCAATCTATGGTCCTATAGATAGTGAAACCGAAGAAAAAAGTGAAACGGTTGAGTAGTGTTAAACGTCAAAGCGTCCGCGCAGGATACTGCGTTGGAACTCGCTCTTGCGTATGCGGAAAGTGGCTATAGCCCTGTTCCCTTACTACGCCATAATAAAGTTCCGCCCAAAGAATTAGGCGGATGGCAAAAGTTTAAAGAACGACAACCGACGACAGAAGAAATAACCCGATGGTTTAAAGGCCGTGATGACCTTGTTGTAGCTCTGATATGTGGCAAATTTATTGTTGTTGATGCCGATACACCAGAAGCTGTCAATTGGGCAGAAACCAATTTACCGAACACACCTTGCAAAGTTGCAACGGGTAAGGGTATGCACTACTACTACAATAACCCTGAAAACTTTACGACCTATGTAGCAAGAAGAACCGATACATCAGATCCCGCAAAGCTCATTGATATTAGAGGGGAGGGTGGCTTGATTATCGCACCATATAATATTCATGCGACAGGTGCGATATACGAGCCTAAGTTTATAGAAGAGTGGGATTGGTACGATACAAACGATCTACCTGACCTAACTAGAGAACATTGGGTGATGATTACGGGTGTAGACAAAGTAAACACCAAAGGCATATCGCAACCTTTTGAACTGACTGGGGTAGTGCAAGGTAGCCGTAACGACAACGCGGCTAGATTGGCGGGTAACTTGATAGCTAAAAATGTCAGTATAGAAATGGTGGAGTTTTTTGTTCAATCTTGGAACCAACAAAACAAACCACCTTTACCTAGATCGGAGATATCAACTACAGTAAACTCAATACAAAAGACACACGAAAGAAAGAACCAACAAGCGCCAGCTTTCATACAAAGAACTTACAACGTGAAAGAACCAATAGACCTCTACGAACCACCAGGCATACTCAAAGATGTATACGAGTATTCTGAAGAGATAGCGCAGATACAACAACCATCGTTATCTTTGCAGACCTCATTAGCTTTAGGTTCTGTAGCACTTGGTCGTATGTATAAAACAGATATGAACAACTTCTCGTCTTTGTTCTTTATGTGTATTGCCAAATCAGGACAAGGCAAAGAGAACGTCAAGACGGTGATAGAAACCATATTAGAAGGGGCGGGGTTTGAAGATTTAATGGCGGGTGACGGTTATACGTCTAGTGGCGCGGTATACAGTTTACTGCGTCACAAACCAACACACGTGACCGTTATGGACGAATTTGGTAAAAGGCTAGAGTCTATATCCAAATCAACCAATTCAAACAAGGAGGACGCTATACAGGTGCTTATGGAGGCTTGGGGACGTTGTCACGGCACGTTAAGGCCAGATAACTACTCTATGATGACTTTTACTCAAAAACAGCAACAGGAGGCTCTAGATCGCCATACAATCAAACCAGCGATTACTTTGGTAGGTATGTCAGTACCTAGAAACTTTTATGGCGCTTTATCAACAGGACGTATTGTTGATGGATTCTTAAACAGGTTTATCGTAGTTGAATCTAAACTACCCAGAACGGTAGGGAGAATGGTCCCTTATATAGAACCATCTTACAAAGTATGTGAATGGTTAAGACAAGTTAGAGCGCCTATGAACGATATGGAGGAGATAGCAAGAGACAACGCAGAGATGAATCTGAGTCAAAGAGTAATCGCATTTGATGATGATTCAAAGGCGCTTTTGAATAAGCTTGCACATGATCTTGTAGAGCAACAAAACAAATTAGAAAAAGACGGACTGGAAGTTTTACTATCCAGGACAAGAGAGAAGGCGATGCGTTTGGCTTTGATATGCCAATTAGCAGATAGACCCAACTCTAAAAAGATAACAGGGGATATGACTCAATGGGCAATAGACTACGTTTATTACTACGATCAATTGATGGTGGCTACGTGTGAGGACAAGGTAGCTGGCTCTGAAATGGAAAGTCGTATCAAACAAGTATTAAGCTTTATCAGAACCCAAGGGGAAATGGGTATAAGCAAAAGAGATATTGACCGTAAGGAAATATTTAGATCAATGAAGTCTTTTGAAGTAAAAGAAATAATCAACAGACTTATCAACGCTGGAGAAGTACAGGAAAAAGATGTGCGCGTGAAACAGACAGGCAGACCGATGAAACGTCTGGTGGCAATAGATCCTAACTTCTTTGAAGATTAATGGAGGTAATTATGATGGCCAAGCCAAAGATGGAAACGATTAACGATCAAAAACGAGAAGAACGTGTAGCTGGATTTATAGAAGGATTATGGGGAGTTAGATGTCATAAATTGCCAGTCTCTTACGGACTGGACTACTGGTGTGAAAGTAAAGAGAGTTCTTTCTGGATGGAAGTAAAGTGTAGAAGTTTTGGTATAGATAAATACGAAACGCTTTTGCTGAGTGCATCCAAACTCAGAATGGGCGCTGCTTTATCTTTAGCAACAAACAGACCATTTGTTCTGGTGTTTGCAATGACTGATAGTGTGTACTCACATACTTGGGATAAAAACAAAGTATATGATGTCAGATTTGGTACAGTCGCTGAACCGCAACTGCCAGAAGATTCAGAACCATACATACATTTTAGTAAGAACGACCTTACGTGTTTATCGGATAGTGCGTTAGGATTCGATAGAGACGAGTTAGGTCTAACTTAACAGCTCTGCTATTTCCTGATCTCTTGGATTAGGTAGTAGCGTTGGTCCCCTACGTGCGACTGTTGCAGTAGGTACACTTTGCACTTCGGGTAAGTCTAAAGATACTTGGGGAGGTCTTGGTATTTCTCTTATACCTTCACGTATTTGTTGAGTAGCTTCACCAAAGTCAAAATCTATATCTGCGTCTTCTATTGTTTGTTCTGTAAAGTCTGATACCTCTTCGCCAACATCGTACAATTCTTGACCTAGCAACACGGGTGGTGTCAAACGTAAAGCATCTTTTACAGCTTGCGACACTATATTAATACTTTCAGAATCTGATTTAGCCAGTCTCCTTACAACAGCTGGGTTTCTCATTAGAGATCCAACAACTCCAAGTTGAACTAATGTTGGCAACATTGCAATATTGAAAGCGTTTACAGCTACCGCTCCAGCTATTAGAGTACCCGCTCCTCCACCTTCTGAAGCTGTCATCACTCGCAAATCTTTTACTAAGTTCCTTAAATCTTTTACACCTTGTTCTCCAAACATCGCACGTAAAGTATCGTCTCCTTTTGAGTTCAACGCTCTTTCTAAAGAATCTGGTTTGAAAACTTCGTCTATGGTTTTACCAGGTCCTTTGGCTGAACGTAGTAACTCGCGCATACTGTCTTGTTGTATGTTTGAAAAAGTCTCTGGTTCTAACACATCCTTCATTCTGTTGATATTAGAAGCTTGGCCATTTCTAAATAGTGTATTTACGATTTCATCTGGTTCTGCGCTTTCTATCCTTCTAAATAATCTATCAGTCTCAGCCTTATGTAGAGCGTTTTCATTTCTTACTAAATCGTCTACAGCTTTTGATAAATCTTTCATTTCAATTCTGCTAACTATCTTATCTAGTCTTTTCGCATCCACCTTTCTATTTATCTTTGCAAAGTCATTTAACATACGGTCAAGGTCAGGTATGTTGTCAAAAAGAACTTTTTGTGTAGATCCAAGATTTCTTTTGAAATAATTTGCAAATGCAACAGGATTGACCTCACCTGTATCAAGACGTACGTTAGGTGAATCTAGTGCTTCTCTAACAAAATTTCTTTGTAGTTCACTCTTAGCTTCTGCTCTACCCGCTTGATCGGGTATCGCTTGTAAAACTCTAGTTAACACTTGCGGCCTGTCTTTTTTCAAGACATGTTTATAAATCTCATCTATATCGTAGGCATCAGAAGAGGCATCCTTTCTTATCTTAGCTACAATAGTATTGTCAAAAGGTCTTATGGCTTTTCTGTATCTTTGGTTATAATCTCTAATATCTTTGGTAGCTTTAATAAGTGCTTTTTCCTGTGCTTTTGTTAATGTGCCTTGAGCAAATGATGTAACAGACATACCCTCAGAAAGATTTTTGAATATATCATCTATGTCATCAGCTACAACTTTAAGAAGTCTGGTCACTTGTCTAGCTTCTGAACCAGCTCCTCTTTGAACTGCAAGTATTGCTGATCTAAGATTACTCAAACCTTCAATAGACATGCCTTCATCTTTAACTTTATTCAAAATGTTTTGTATAACACCTATTTTGCCACCAGCAACTCCCTCGACTGCTTGATAAAGCTCTAACCCAGGATTTACTTTTATCAAATCGTCTATTTTATCTACTAACGCATCTGTTTTTAGTTTTATAGAACCATTTATTGCTCCCAAACCATTGTTAGTTATATACGCATCTATTTTTTGTGCTTCTTCTACAAATGTACCTACTATTTTATTTCCTTCTGTATCAGTGTATTGTCCAAACTTAGCATCATAAGCTTTTCTTATCTGATCTCTTAAAGCTTGCCCAACCCTTACCCTGTCAGGATTATTTGTCAGAGCGCCATTGTCTATCATTTTAACAGCGTTATTAATAAGATCATCTAGTGCTTGCTGTGATAAATTTCTATCTGAATTTATTTTGTTAAGTAATTGCTCAACTTCACGTTGCGTCAATTTACCTGTTTGAGTCGCTTGAGCAAAATCGTCTAAGCTTGCTGTTATATCTCCTTGTTTTTCAAGCATACGTGTAAGTCTTTGCGTACCGTATTCAAGAAGTTGTTTGTCTCTTTCGGTTCTACCAAAAACAGTTTCAGCAGCAGCTTGTATTCTGCCAGGGATTGATCTACCTAAAGCTCTTTGCGATACAGCAGCTTCTGTAAAAGTTTGTATTTGACCATCCTTTTGCGCTTTTTTTACATCGTCAAAAGTAGCAGTCCTGCCTAGCCTTTGACTTAATTGTGCAACTTCATCAGGATCAGCACCTTGCGCTATAGCCCTTGCTATATCAACGTCAATTATTGGCGCCTTT